GTATAGAAGATTTAGCAGTTGAGGTGACAGAATGAGCGAACTAGAAACCCGAACCATTGAATTTAGCGACCTTGAAACACGCACAGACAACGACGGCCACCACATCGTAGGACTAGTAGCACCGTTCCAAAGCCGTTTTGACGCTGGGCGCTTTATTGAAACCCTATCAAGCAGCGTTTTTGACAAAAGCATTAAAGAACGAGGTAACCGGATCCCGTTATTAGAACAGCACGACACGCAACGCCACCCTATAGGCATGGCCGTTAAATGGGACAAAACCGCTGACGGCTTAATAGCTGATTTTAAACTGGCTGGCACGGCACGAGGTGAAGAAGCCAGAACGTTAGCTAGTGAAGGCATGGTTACAGGCTTATCAGTGGGGTTTATACCCGTTAGGAACAAAACAACGCAAGTAGACGGCAGGCAGCACATAACACGCTTAGAAGCGAAACTAGATCATGTAGGTTTAGTAACGCAGCCAGCATATTCCGAAGCACGAGTTTTAAGTACTAGGGCGTACGACCCAGACGACGAAGAAATAGTGCCACGCCTAGCCCGATGGCGTCACCTTTTAGTTAATCCTTGAAAAAGTCCTAGCCGTACATTACACTACGGTTAACATATTTGCGCCGTTGGTTACGCCGGTTAGATCAAACCACCTAAACAACACCCAATAAACAATAAACAATTTTATTTGGAGAAAATAAACCATGAAACTACTAGACCAACTGGTAGAGGAACGGGCAACCATAAGCGAAACGCAAACAGGACTTGTTACGCGTGCAGCAGATGAAGAACGAGACCTCACCGAAACAGAAGATACCAACCTTAAAGACCTAGCAACACGGGCAGAAGAACTAGATACACGAATCGCAGAACTAAGAGCGGTTCAGGTAGCTAATTTAGAAGCCGCTAAGCTTCGAGCTGAAGTAGCATCAACAGATGACACCGAAGTACGAGCAGTAGGCAACGTAACCGTAATCAACGAACCACTAACTTACGCACAAGAAAATCGTAATACTTCTTTCTTCGCTGACATGTACGCTAGCCAAACCGGCGACATAGACGCTACCGACAGGATACGACGACACCGCCAAGAAATGGCCGTAGAATATAGAGATGGCGCAGTTTCCAATTTTAGCGCTTTGGTGGTTCCACAGTATTTAACGGAACTCGCAGCCGAACTAGCTAGGGCAGGAAAGCCATTTGCTAACGAATGCACAAAACTACCACTCCCACAAGATGGTATGAGTATCACTATTTCAAGAATCACTACCGGCGCTAGTGCAGCCGCTCAAACAGAGAACGGCGCAGTCAGCGAAACGGACATAGACGACACAAGCCTCGTTTGTGACGTCAAAACGATAGCTTCAGGCCAGCAAGTCAGCCGCCAAGCAATCGAACGCGGTAGCGGAGTAGATACCCTTATCGCAGCCGACATGGCAGGCGCTATGGCAGTAACTCTCGAGGACCAGATACTTAACGGTTCTGGATCAGGCGTAAACCTACTAGGGCTTACAAACGTAAGCGGCACAAACGCAATTACCTATACCGACGGTTCGCCAACGGTTGCGGAACTTTGGCCAAAAATTCAAGATGCCATACAGCAAGTAAACGCTAACCGTTTCTTAGGCGCTGATCTTATAGTGATGCACCCAAGAAGACTTGGATTCTTGAATGCGGCACTAGATAGCTCTAACAGGCCGATTATTCTACCGCAATCCAATGTTCCCCAAAATGCTATGGGTACAGGACCAGCGGCAGGCTATGGAAATACTGGCGTACAAATCGCAGGTATTCCGGTAGTAACATCAGGCAAGGTAACCACTAGTAGCGGTTCAGGCGGCAACGAAGATGAAATTTACGTTGTTCGACGCTCAGATATGCTTCTATTTGAAGATGCAAGCCAGCCAGCGTTTATACGAATGGAAGAAACCGCCGGTATGAGCTTAACGCTTTCATATGTAAGCTATGCATATTACGCAGCAAGCATGGGTTCAAGATATCCAGGCAGCGTGAGTGTTATCAGCGGAACTGGCCTTACACCGCCAAGTTTCTAACTTAAAGATTGAGTCTTGAGGGGCGGCACTGGTAGCCGGTGTCGTCTCTCACCTCTCAAGATTGGATAAATTTTTATGAGTAAAGAATTATGGGATAAACAAGCACCTAGCCGTGTAAGTAAACCGCAACCTAAAAAAGAAAAAAAACCAGCAGCGAAAAAAGCGCCAGCCAAAAAGAAATAACTAAATGGCATACACAACGCGTGATTTAGTCAAACAGTACTTAGGCATCCCTGACGGGACAAGCAGCGAAAACACGCCTATAGATAACGCCGTACTAGCCGCACAAAGCGAAATAGACCAAATAACTGGGCGAACGTTTGAAGTACCAGGTAGCGCTACCGTTAAAACATTTGTGCCGTACGACGATTTCACACTGTACATAGATGACATAGCGCAAAAAACCGGTTTAATAGTAAAAACTGACACAGGTTTAGACGGAACGTATGACACGACGCTTACAATAACAACTGATTTTGTTTTAGAAGGCAACACAGCCCCGTACAGGGTTGTTAAGCGTGTTGATGGGTCAGCGTACCCAAGAGACCGTTATGGACGCCCTACGGTGCAAGTAACAGCGTTTTGGGGTTACGGAATGGCTATACCTGACCAGATTAAACAATGTGCTTTAGTTATTGCTGCACGCTTATACCAGCGTCGTAGCAGCCCGTTAGGGTTTCAAGCTGGCAGCGTAGACGTAGGATTTGTAAGAATATCAAGAACAGATCCTGAAGTTATCGCATTATTACGGGGTTTGAAACTACCGGCGGCGGCTTAATGGATTACGACAACATCAGGGCTGAAATTAAAGTACGTTTAGAAGCCGTTAGCAGCCCACAAGCGTTTGTAAGTGTTTACGATTATGTACCCGATTTTTTAACTCCACCCTGCGCTCTAGTTGTGCCTAGTAACAACGCAATCACCTACCACGAAGCGATGGGTACAGTAGCCGCAGGTTTGGCAACATGCCGTTTTGATATTGTCGTAGCGGCGCAACGTTTTGAGAGTACAGCAAACCAGGAATTATTAAACGATTACCTCGTTACAGTTCCTACAGCGTTAGAAGCGGATCAGACGCTATCCGGGGAAGCGAAAAGCGTTACAGTTACAAATGCACGCAACTATGGACCCATAAACTTCGCAGATGCGGTATTCTTAGGCGTACAATTAGATTTGGAGGTACTCGCATGAGTAAGTACGAAGTGATTAGCGACAACATGGCTAACCACGAAAAAGGCGACACAATAACAGATAAACAGTTAGAAGGCGCAAACATCGCCGCCCTAATACAAGGCGGTCATTTAAAAGAAAATAACCCTACAAAGAAAGAGAAATGACATGAGTGAATTCATGCTGAACGATGCCAGCGTCACTATAAATAGCGTAGATTTAAGTTCCTACGTTACGAGCGTAACCTTGTCACAGAGTGCAGACACTCTAGAAACAACGGCTATGGGTGACACGGCAAGAACATATATAGCAGGACTAACAGACGGAACTATAGACATAGATTTTAACGCTGATTTTGCGGCGTCTAAAACAGAAGCGACTATTTATCCGTTAGTGGGTACAACAACGGCAGTTGTAGTTAAACCAGTATCAGGGTCAGTCAGCGCAACAAACCCAAGTTACACATTTAGCGTAGTAGTTTCGAGCTGGGATTCTATAAACGGTTCCACAGATGCACTAGCTACCCATTCGGTTTCTTGGCAAATCGCAGGCGCTATTACGAAAGCTACGAGCTGATAAAATGCTCGGATCTGACATAAGGCTACAAATTACGCCAGCTAATTCAAGCGACGCGTACACAGTGTCAATAAGCCTAAAGACAGCAATATCATTTGAAAGAGAATTTAAAACCACGCTAGCCGGAGCGTTCAGCGACAACCCGTCGATAGAACATATTTGTTGGCTGGCTTGGACCGCTACCCGTGAAAGCGGCAGGGTAGTTAAAATTTTTGATGAATGGATTAGTAGCGAAATAGAAGATATTACATTATTGGAGGCGGAACCCGATTTTTTAGAAAACGAACAACCGCATATCAAATCGCTAGGTTAGCGCTAATAACGAAACAGCCTTTAACGGATTTGTTACAGTTAGAACCGTATTACATTAAAGCGTTAACGATGGCACATAATGACATGGCTAAAGAGCAGGAAAGAGCCAGCAAACGAAAAAGGTAACATGGCTAGAACTCCTAAAATG